TGATAATCATTCACCGACCACACCTGACCTGAGCGCAATGGTCTATTGCTTGGAAAATTCCAAATGCTACAAGAACAAAAACAACAATAATCCCACCGATAAGTAAACCCATCTCTAGCTCTTCTTGCTCTTTCTTCTTCTTACGGGCTAGCTCTTCTTTCTCTCTACGAGCATTGTGAGCATCTTCTACGTCCATAGCAGAAGCACGAGCCTTGATCTTCTGCCAAACATCCATCTTGTTAGACTGAAAGAACAACATCTGAAGTTCTTTTTCAAAGGTTGCTGCTTGGTCTAAAGCCATTTCTATCTGAAGTGCTGTACCCATGCTAGAGCCACCCTTCTTAGCAGACACTACGGCTTTGGTAGCCTCACTCTTAGCATTGAAATACTTACCTAGTAAAGGCCCAAGCGAAGCCACATCATCAACAGTCTTAGAAGCCTGTTTAATGAGCTTTACAGCACTTTGAATGCCTTCTAGGGCTATTTCTGGGCTAATCATTTCTTTTCAATCTTTTTCCACTCTAGGCAATAGACTTTTCTGTTGTAAACATCACCTGTCCAACCCCATCTAACACACCTATATTCAGGGGGCGCAGACTGCAATAATATAGATACAAAATATGACAAAAGTAGTGACACAGATTACCGCCATTACTTCTGTCAAGTCCATCATGGTTTTTTCAAAGCATCGTTGATTCGATTTTTAAGTTTGTTATTTTTAATTTGCTGTGTTGCAGCACGAATCAAACTTACAGCAGGAAGTGGCAAACCTGTTAATGCACCTGTTGCACCAGCTTCAGCAATTGCACCCATCAAAGCCATTGAAGTTCCAGAACTGTTAATCAATGTGCCTGGCGGTACAGTCTGCACATACTTAACAACTTCATTCAAATCTCGAACAGTTTGAGCCTTTTGTTTACCCAAAATAATGTCTAATCTACCATCTGCATCTAATGAAGTAACTGCATTGTTAAGTTTTGCAGGCGAAACGAGTGGACGACCCATTGAATCTGTTTGTAAACCACTTGTAGCTACATTCTCAATGTGCTTAATGGTTGCACCTTGAAGTTCTTTTAATGCTTGTTGACCATCTTTACCACTTGTTAACAAAACTCTACGCAAAAAAGTAACTTCTTCTGGTGTTGCATTCAGAATTGAACGATTAAATGCTTCACTTGCAGCAATCTTAGGATCATCTTTGCCTTTAATTGTTGTCAACAAATTAGCAACAATGGCACGACCTTCATATTTACGAGCCTGTGATTCACGCAATGCTCTAGCTTCGTTGTACAAAGGCCCAGATACATCTTTTGTTGTTTCATCAATTAAATTTTTAAGAATCTTTGACTCTCTGATATTTACTATGTCGTAATCAGTTGAAGCGTTGATCTCTTTTCTTAATTGCTCTAAAGTTTTAACATTAGAAGCCAAAGGAACTAAATTTCCATCAGCATCTTGAGTAGCAATACCAAGTTTGATTGCATATTGTTTTGCTGTATCAGGAATGGCTGAAGATGGCACACCAGTTGGTTTGCTATTTAAGTAGTCAAACAAAGTAGTAGTTGTTTCTTGCTCACCATATTTCAATGTTCTTGGTATTCTGAAATCAACAGGATTTAAAGCCTCTGGAGAATTATCTGCTTTACGATAGGCAGCAGAAGTTTTAGCTTTAGCACCTTGCCATCCTTGAGATAATGCGTCAATAACTGCATTTCCAGTAGCAGCAGGGCCAATAGCAGCAGTCTGAGAACCAGTCATGTCAATCAAAGCGTCAAAGTTCTGGAGTGCTTGAAGATTATTTTCTTCAGCACGTTGACGAAGTGGCGCTCCCAGTGGGCCTTTAATTTGTTCTTTTTCAAAAGCCAACTGACTGGCTTCACGAGTTGCCGCACCTTTTGTCAAATCTACTGGTACTGGCAAGCCCTGAGCTGTAGTCATGCGTTGGAGTTCCATTGGAGTTGCAGCAGCACCACCACTTGCTCGACCAATTTGAGTCGTTGTAGGAACTTCCATACCAAATGCCTCACGCACCATGCTTGTACCTGATTGGGCGGCTTGTGCGACCTTTTGACCACCTTGTTGAACCATCTGTACACCACGTAATCCAGTTGCTTCAACAATAGGTGTGGCTTGTTTAACTGTCTGTCCAAGCATATTAACTGGTAATGCACCAGGCAAAACAGGGGGCAGCATTCCAGCAACCTTACCAATTGCTTGAACTTGCTCCATACCAGCCTCAGTCCTTGGCATATATGTATAACGCTCAGCACCAGTAGCGGCACGTTGCTCAATGGCTTTAGCAGCCTCTCTAGTGCCAAATTTACCAGCTAACGCTTGCTGAATAGCCTCAGACAAACTACCGCCAATAGTACCAATTAAACCGCCAGTAGCAGCAGTGCCTAAAGTTAAACCAGTCTCACCAGCGCCAATTATTTGGTCAACAATGCCAGACTTTGCAGGTTCTGGTGTTGTTTTTTCAACTAACTGAGCCTGATTCTGTAAACCCTTAGCTACTTGATAAGCCTGTGCAACAGTTTCAAATTCAGGCGTACCTTGTTTGTCTTTGTTCTGAACAATCCAAGTCGCATATTGTTCTGCTGTAGCCATTATCGACCTCTCTGCAAAATTGCATCTGCTTGGTTCAAAATACTATTTGCTTGTGCATTAGGATTTGGATTGCTAGGTGTTGGAATCTGGTTCATCAAAGATGTTTGACCACCAGAAGCATATCTCTTATTGATATCTGTTGCTACACGAGCAGAGAAGTCATTAAAAGTTTCACCTGGTCGAACTGTAAAGTCGCCAGCAACAAATGTCTTACCCGATCTAGTCAAAGTTCCATTGTTTTGTGTCAGCCAATCAGTTTTGGCATTTGCAACAGATGACTCAATATCTTGAAGTTTAGCCATGCCACGCAAGAATTGAGCAATGTTTGCAGAATTTGAAGTATCTTTGGGAAATCCAGACAATGCCATTTGAATATCTTTGTCTGTTGCAGGGCCAGGAGGCAAAGCCTTAATTGCTGCTGTATTACGTAGACGAGTGTATTCTTGACGCAATGAAGTCTCATAACCTTCTGCACCAATTGTTGATTTGGCAAACTCACTAAGGCTTGACAATTTGCCATAGCCACCCAAACCTTCAATACGTTTAGCAAGATCGTTAAATTGATCTGCTGATTGTTTTGAGGTTGCAGCAACAATAGCGCTTTCATTGATTAACTTGCGTGTATCAGAAGGAATATCTGTATTCATCTTATTGATTGAAGCCAGTTTCTCAAGAACAGTAGCATTGGTCATTTGTGTGTCTAAATTCAACTTAGCACCACGAGTTCCAATCTCACTTTGCAGATTCTTGATATTCCAAGTCCTTTCTTGCAAACCCAATTTTTGTGCTTGTTCTGTAAATTGAGATTCAATGAATGCTTTAGTTGCTTCTGCTGATTTTTTAAGCAATTCAGCTTGTTTAGTAGGAGTTGCAACTTGCGCTTCTGCTTGTGCAGTTTGTGCTTCTGCGGCAAGTTTATTAGTTTTAGCGGCAGCTTCTTGGGCTTTATAAATGCTTTCTAACTCAGCACGACCAGCAGGAGTTTGCAACAATTGAGATTGAACTCTACCAATGTCGTAACTTGGTTGTGTTACACCAGCACCAGGCATTACGTTTCCTTGGTCATCACGCAATGGATATTGAGTTGGTTGACCAAACATTGTTGGTTGACCACCCGCTTGAAATGCTTGTTGTGAAATCTGACGAGCTTGCAATACGTCTTGCATAGCTTGTTGTTCAGAAGCACGTTTTTGCATTTGGTCTGCTGTTGTCAATAACTTTAAAGCCAAATCTGGATTGCCAAGTTGACTTGCTTGTTTAGCAGCATTAGCCAATGCAATTGGGTCTGTAATATCAAGACCACGTAATAACTGATCTTGCTGTGTAATTCTCTGAAGTTGTGGGTCTTCTATACCCATCATTCCTGCAATGCCACGACCTAGTTGACCAACACCAGATTGAAGGGTTGCACGAGCTGCAGCACCTGGGTCTAGTTGTGCTAACTCATAACCTTGTTTAAGGTCTTGCTGATAACGCTGTTGGGATAAACCTTCTGGCGTTAAACCAAATAAACTTGCAATGTCTGCCATGATGTTTCCTTATGTCCACAAGTTAGGGTCGGCAAATGCGCCAGTTTGTAATGGGTTTCCTGATGGATATAAATATCTATCTACAACTCCACCAGGCGATAATGCACTAGATACAACTTGACCAAACATTGCGTTAGGGTTACCTGCCGCAGTTAACAGTCCCGCATAAGGGTTATAGGTTGCATTTGCACCTGTACTATATGCGCTAGATAGTTGTTGACCTGTAAGACCTAATTGACCAGCCCTAGCACCTGCTGTAGATGCTTGTTGAGCAAGACTAGCACCCATAGCCAAAGGTTGTTGTGCTTGAGTCTCCAAGTTCTGAACTTGTCCCAAAGCAGTTGTGTAAGGAGCATAAGCGGCTTGTTGACCGCCATAGTAGTTACCCATTGCGGTAGCACCTTGACCCAATAGACCCGCACCGAACAAGACGTTCTGTTGACCTGCTTGTTGAGCATTAGCCGCCAGTTGAAGTTCTTGTTGCGCTCTAGCGTTGTACAAAGCCTGTAGTTCAGGAGTAGTAGCACCCAAAGTACCGCCTTGAGCAACAGAAAGACCCGCACGACCTTGCTGTTGCAGTCTGTTTTGCAGATTAGCTAACTCCATCTCACGAGAAGGTTGAAGCAACTGCATTTGTTGATTGATGTAGTTCTGAGCAACGTCTTGTGGAGATTGAGAGATGTACTGGTTACCCAAACCAAATAAATTCTGTGCGCCAGTTTGAAGCGGTGCAAATTGTTGTTGAGCCTGTTCTGCTTGTGTCAAACCTCGACCTGCCAAACCAACCAAACGATCCTGAGCATTCTTAGCTTCAGGGCTTAGTTGGTATCCAGCAGATGTCATACGACCCGTTACGGGGTCATAGGTGTAGTTAGATGTGCCAAAGCGAGTGGTCATGCCAACAGGACGGAACTGAGCTGCTTCTTGAGCTGTTTGACTAGCTTTAGCAATATCAGTAGCCGCTTTAAGAGCCGCATCTTTAGACTCTTTGCTTTGTACCAAACTTCCAGTTGTTTGCAATAATCCAGAAACAGCATCAGCACCTGTTTTAGTTAACAAATTTGTACCAGCACCAACAGCTAGTTTTAAAGCAGTATCTGATGCCAACTTATCTGCCGCTATTTCTGCGGCTGTTTTAGTAACAACAGTTTTAGCTGCGGCATCTGCTGCCAGTTTTTCTGCGGCAAGTTCTGCGGCTGTTTTAGTAAGCAAACCACCTTGAGTAGCAGTTAAGTCAGTTAAAGCACTAGCTCCTGCATTTTGTAGTTCAAAAGCAGCCGCTTCAGCCGCAGTTTTGGTCAATAAACCACCACCCTCTGCTCCAGCAACAATTTCAGCCACATTAGTAGCATTTGCAAGATTATTAGCGTTTAGTCCTAATTCACTAAGTGTTAAACCTTCTGTAGCTAATGCACCGCCTGCACCAGCATTCAATAAAGTTGGTAAACCAAACAGTAGTCCAGCACCAAGAGCAGCCTCTTTTAGACCACTTTTAACTTCTTGTTGTGTTCCAGTACGTTGCAGTTCACCAGTAGGTGTGTATTGTTGATAAGCACCACCAGTTTGATTCTCTCCTACTTTATAGGTAATGACGTTCTCTAGTCCACCAATTTGCTGACTTTCACCAGAACCTTGTACTTGATTAACTGCTTGAACATAAGTGTCTCCAAGCAATACGGCTTGATTAGGAGGCAATGTAGCGCCTACTCGAGCCGCAATCTGTCCTTCAGGTAGACCAAATGTTTGTGAAACTTGTGCAGGACTAATCCCTCTAGTCTCCATTAGAGAAACAATCTGTGCATCCGACATATTCGGATTGGCAAGAAAGATATTAAATAGCTCTTGGTTTGTTACTGCCATGATATTTCCTTACAAGTCACCTGTATTTGTTGATGGGAAGGCTCGGCCTGTTCCCCAGATAATTCTTACTGCGCCAGAACCACCATTTCCAGCATTTGTATATCCAATTCCAGCAGCGCCAACTACTACTGTGTAAGTATTGCCAGGTATTACAGAGTAGTTATTAAGATAACCAAGTCCACCACCTGAACCACCGCCACTTCCATAATAACTAGCACCACCACCACCATAATTTCCACCTACACCAGCAGGTACGTTGATCGAGCCACCATTAGAGCCACCAGAGCCACCACCGCCACCACTAGAGCTTATTGAGCCTACCCCATTAGAGCCTTGACCAAGTATTCCTACGCCACCGCCAGCGCTTCCACTTGTATAAGTTGAATATCCACCACCACCACCACCACCAGCTCCATCAACTCCATTACCAGTTCCAGTAGGAGCAGTTGAATCACCTCCAGTACCAGAATATCCGCCAGCGCCAGCGCCACCACCACCATTTGCTTGTCCACCATTTCCACCGCCAGTACCCACAAAAGAACCTGCGACTCCTCCAGCACGACTTCCACCACCACCTTTAACAGTTGATGAATTTACAAAATAAGAATCACCACCATCAGTTGCTGGTGTATTAGTGACACCACCACCACCACCACCGCCAACACAAACTACGGAAACTGAATAAACACCATCTGGTGCAGTCCATGAGTATGTTCCAGCAGTTGTATAGGCTTGCTGGCCTTTGATGCCACCACCAACTTGAAAGGAGTTAAGTGCGGCAAACATTATGGTGTGTACCCTTGAGTAATATTTCCATACCAATTAGTTCCATCTGCCACAAAAGACAGGATGTCCATTTTGCTTGCAGTAGCAGTTATTGTTGGTGTACCAGCGGCACTCCACTTAACACCAGTAAATGTTGCAGTTCTACTTCCAGTACCATCTTGTTTAAGCAAGAGAATAAAAGACTTACCCGCAGTAGCAGTTGGCATCTCAAAAGTGCAGTTGTTTGTCAATGTTGCTGTCTGCACAGTGCCACTGGTCAAGGCAATGGTCTTTGATGCCCCAGTATTACCAATGGCAACAACACTCTCAACATAGTTCGTGACAGTTGGGTTTGTCAAGGTCTTGTTTGTCAGACCTTGAGTATCTGTCGTACCAACAACATCACCACTAGGAGCAGTCTTAGCAGCAAAAGCCGCTAGATCAGAGTCATAGTCTTGCTTGGTAGCAATAGCCGTAGCAATGTTGTTGAACTCAGTATCAATCTCAGTACCTTTGACAATCTTATTTGCATTGCCAGAAGATAGATTATCTTTACTCGCAAAGTTAGTACTTTTTGTATAGTCGCTCATGATAGTTTCCCATTTTTAGCTTGAATTTCTATCTTTTGGATAGAAAGTTGTGACCCGTTAATATCTGATTCATAACCAGTTTGAACAACCTTACCAGTACCACTGGCAGATACTTTCAATGTATTTAATGCAATACCATCAGAATAGTAAGCAACAGGATTTCCATTAGCACCATATTCTGCAATGCCATACTCAGAAACACCCTGAACAGGAATGGTTGCAGTAGAACTTAAATAGTTAGTCTTAAAGTCAAAGCCCCATTTGAAGATGACTGGTTGATTCGTACCACCAATAACAACAATGGAAATCTTCTTTAAAACAGATGTCTGGTTCACATTACCAAGGTCAGCATGGTTCGTGTAATACTGCATCCGATACACGCTTGTGTGATCGTTATAGCCCGTATATTGACCAATGTAGCCATTCTTACCAATGTAGACAGCACCGCTTCTCAAAGATGCTAACGCTGTAGGAGTAATCGAGTCCCAAGTGGTTACTCGGGAAGAGCCATCTTGCAGAATAACTTTAGTATCAAAGCAATAGACTGACTTCGTAACAGGCATCGTTAACAGATAGAAGCCTTCTCTCTCAGAGTAAACAGACTTAATGTTTGCCAATGTCTGAGAAGCAACATCACTCATCAAGTCATTACGTACATTCTTAGACAAGTCCCTCTCAGGAGCAGACTTTTCTTGAATCGTTCTCATCAAGGAACGAACACCAGAGTTTGACAAGAAGATCACATCAGAACTGGTTGTCTGGACACTGTCTCTTGATAAACACCCAATCCCACCAACTGTGTCAGAAATAGACATTGTTGCAGGAGTGGTAGCACCCTGATAAACAAGAATCTGACGTTTACCAAAGATAAACAAGAAACCATTGTGAGCAGCCAATGCCTGAACTTCATCAGCACCATTAGGCCAAACTCGACTTGTGTCTAAAGTACCAGTAGTGCCACCAGACCAAACATGACCTGCAATCAGATCAGAGAAACTAACAGTAACCTTGTCTGTGCTAGAAGACGCCACCCACAAGCGACCATAAGCCGATATAGCAACATTACCACTAGGAACAGTCCCTACATAGCCAGTCTTCTCAGAAACCCGTCTATAGGTCGTTGTACTAACAGCAGGGTCATAAATGATTGGGTCGTGACCTGTTTGAAAGAAATAAGTAATTCCATTCAGAGAAGCACACTGCCAATTACTTGCAGTAATGGTAGGAGCAGAACCACCCCCCCCATAGGTCAACTCAGTCACTACATTAGAAGCACCGAGTTTGAATATCTTGTTGTTGCCAGCAAATAGAACTGTTAACGTACCATCAGACTGAACTAACTCATGGATCACACCAACATCGTTAGCACCAAGGTTTCCAGAAGAGGAATTAACCCTTGTCCAACCTTTTCTAGCACCAATACGACCATACTGGTCAATCACGCAATTAGTAGCAACCAAAGCAAAACCACTAGCTAAATCCAACGGGCTATCCTGAGTATTCAACCCATAAAAGCCTGGTGCGCTAATGCTGAATGTTTGGATTTGTTGAGCCATTAAACAGCCTCAAAAGAGCCAAATTCTGGATAACGAGTAGCTTCCATAGAGATGTAATCAGAAAGCATAGACTTGTACAACTGATAAGCCTCAGAAGAAGATAGACCACCATCCTCGCCACGCTCAACCAAAGCACGAGCATAAGCACTCTGAACCACCAACTCAGATGGCATCAGAATCACAGTAGCATCAGAAGTCAATGGTGCTTGTGGCACGATCAAGCTAAATCTTAGACTAACTACGCCATCAGGAACAGGGAATACAGTTACTTTAGTGTCGTAACTAGCATCTACACCATCAAAAGCATAGTACAAAGGTACACCACTAGAGACAGTACCAAAGTTCAAATAACGATTCATGTTAACAAACGGAATGTTTGTCATGGTTGTGTTATTTGTATCATTGATAACGTCTTGAACACGGAACTTTTGACCTGCTCCTGTTAAAGAGTAAGAAGATGTCCCTGCAACAGTAGAAACTACTACTGTAGTACCAAGGATGTTCCACTCATAAGAATCTTCAATCTGACGCTTTGCATCATTGACAAACTTGCCAATCAAAGAGGAATAACTTGTTTCGGTAACAGTAGATACTTGCTCTTCTCTAAGTCGAACAAGAACGTCATTAACAGCTTGAAGGTATGTAGTCATGCTCTTGTTAGTCCTATTTGTTCAAAAGTAGCAAGTACAGACATTGTTGAACCAGATTCTGATGTAGCGGTCAAATAATCGCCTTCTTCCATCACAAAATACTGTGCGTCTGAGATAAGCGTTAATGTTGTTCTTGCTGATAAAACCTGCTCACTGACAATCAAATTTGTCGTAGCAGCACTTGCGTCATACCAACTAAATGAAATATGCTTGCTCGGAGATGTGTTGCAAGCGTGAATGAGTACGCATTTTGCATAATAGCCAGTCGGCACTGTATACAGCGTAGTAGCCGTATTAGCAGTTAGATTCTTACCGACTGATATTGGTCTCATTTGTTCCTCTTAGAGATCGCCTTAGCCTTTGCTTTAGCGTCTTCCTTGGACGTTGCGCCCCAAGCTCTAAGAGAAAGTAAAAGTCGAGTAGGCTTTCCATCTTTCATCTCAGCGCCAGGCATATTGCCCATACGTGCTAAAAAGGAGGCCCTACGAGGGTTGTCGCCTGACTTTACTGGAGGCTTTAAATTACCACCAGTTTCTTGATTATACGATGCTCTTCCTTTGGCATTCAAGCCCCCCTTGGGATTTTTTCCAGCCTTTGTTTGCCAAACATGGGAAGTCATTTTTTCTTCTTGGACTTGCCAGCCTCTGATAAAGCAATCGCAATTGCTTGTTTCTGAGAAGTAACAGTAGGGCCTTTCTTAGACCCAGAGTGCAGTTTACCCGCACCATACTCTTTCATTACTTTGCTGATCTTAGCTTCTGCTTTAGTCTTTTTCATTTGCCACGACCTGACTTTTTCATCATGTTAGTAGCAGTACGACCACCACGAGTAGGCATAGCTTTAGGCTTACCAACAGCAATCATAATAGTCATGGGCATACCTTTTTTGGTATCCTTTTTAGCCCCTTTAGGACTAGACATCTTAGTTTTTCCGTACATGGTTTTTCCTATCGAACTAGCTTGGTTGCAACAAAAGAAATGATACCGCCCACAACAGAGGCAATAGCCATTCCCACAAAGAATCCACCTTTAGACTTATTAGCCATCTCTAAAAGCAGTTTAATATCTTGTCGAAGTCCATGAACTTCTAGCTGTAAAGCCTCGACTTGGGCTTCCAATTTACCGAATTCTCTTGGGTCAATTTCAGACATTTTCGACTTTCTTAGGTCGCCCTGCCTTCTTAGGTTCAGGGGCTTGAACAACAGGTTTAGTTTCGATCTCTTGATCTACTCTAACATAGCCCTGATGACCTTTCATTGTGTCAATATCGTACTGATATGTGAAAGTAACTAGGTTACCGCTTTGTAAGCATCGAAAGGTTGCCATAAGAACTCCGTGAAAAAGGGGGTTATTAGCCCCCTTAAATTAGTTTACTGGACGACCAATAACCAACTGTAAAGTTGTAGACGCTAAGTCCACAGAACTACCTGTTGGATTAACAGTAACGATAGTCACAGTGTTAGCGGCTGATACATATGCTCTACGCATAAGACCTGCCTCTGAAACGCCAATAGACATACCGATAACCATATCACCCAAAGCCACGCCTGGTACTGTCACTGTATCTGTAGCGGTTGCAGTAGTACCTACTGATGCGCTATCAAGAGTACAAGAAACGTCCCAAGTGTCTGTAAATAGACCACGAAACTGGTCATTGCCCCTGCGGGAAACGACTGCGGTTGCTGCTGCCATAATAATCTCCTAAATAAAGAAAAACCCCCCACCCGTTAAGGCGAGGGGAAAGGTTGTTATCAAGAAGGAACAACCAAGGCAAACATGGAAGAAGAAGTAGCAGCACCAGTAGTGGCAGCGCTTCTCAAAGCGGCAACACCATACAAAGTGTCAGAAGTAAACAAAGTAGCAAGGTACTCTTGTTTGTACTGAACTTGTGAACGGATACCAACTTGCTCAACCAGAACCATAGAGTCCTTATGACCCATCAAGCAGACACGAGCAATAGCAGAACCACTTGTTGGGTAAGCAATTGTTGCGGAAGCAGAGTCAGCATTGCTAGATGTGAACACGGGGATACCATAAAGGTTGCCGATCTCACCATTGCGGATAGCGTTGCCATCACCCACAAAAGCCTGCTCAGTGTAACGGGCAAGACCCATCAATGTGTTACGGCTTGAAGGAGGAATGATGAAGAAGCGACCATCCATAGGGGTGTCGTTGTCATCCAAGCGCTGAATAGTACGACGAATAGCCGCATCAGTCAGAGCAGAAGCGTTACCAGTGTTGGTGTTAGCAGTGTAATCGAAGGCTGTAGTGCCATCACCACCGATAAAACCACCTGTGTAACGTGCGCCACCAGCGCTACCGCCATTGGCAGAACGACCCAACTGAATCAAGTCTGTATCGACTTGTTTAGCCAAGGCATAACCTGCGTCAGAGGTGTAGAAGTTACGCATAGAGTTCAGGGCTTGAACTTCTGCAATATCTTCAATCAAACGGCTATATTCATAGTGCTTGTCAATAGATACTGTAACTTCAGATGCTGTATCAACAATCAGGGTAACTGCGTCAGTTTTGCCCTTCAAAGATGCGTTGCCACGACCAGGGGCTGGAATGTGAACTGTGTCACCTTTCTTGCCCTTGAAGTTCATCTTCATAACCAAGTTCGCTAGAACAAGGTTCTTTTTGTAACTGGCAACAATTTCATCACTCCAAATTTCAGGAATGAAGTTAGCTGCGGATGTTACTGTGGTTGCATTGTTAGGTGCGAATGCTGTATTAGCCATGTTTAAATCTCCAATAAATTAAGTTTACTTAACCCGACCCTCTTGGTACGCCTGCATGATTTCATCAGAAAGCGCCTCATAGCGGTTAGGGTCTTGCATTTTCAGCCGAATAAGGTCAGCCCTACGATAAACTCGTTTTGATGACTCTCCAGAACCACCTACATCTACTCCAACTGCTCTCAAATTCTGCTTGCGAGTGGCTTCTCCAGCATCACTCGTTTGCTTCTGTTTGACAGAGCGAAGTTCTTTGTAAGTCGATAACAGTTCATTGGCAGCATCATAATCGAAATCAGCATCAGCCTTCTTGAACAGATCAATACGAACAGGGCTAGATTTGACCCAATTCGCAAAGTCCTCATTTTTGGCAATGTCGCCAAAATCAGGGTGTTCTTGCGCTAACTTCTGCTGAATTTGCGCCCTCTTCATCTCTAAAGTGGCTTGTCTAGCCGCAATGATGTCAGGGTGACTATCAACTGTCCTTTGAACTGCCTTCTGTGGATTCTCAAAGAAGTCTACTTCAGGCTCTTCTACTCTAGTCTGTTGTTGTCTAGAACTAAGGTTCTGTTTAATGAGTTCATCAGCTAACTTACGGACTTCGCCTACTTCTTGTGCTTGTTTACCAATGAGCTTTTCAGCCTCTTGGTGCATTTTCACAATTTCATCTAAACTTTTGTGCCTGTATTTATCAGGAAGTTCCGACTTATCAGTATCTTTTTGTGAAGTCTTCTGTTCGACAATGTCAAACTCACTTAACTCTTCTTTTTCGTTGTCAATCAACATACGTTTCCTTTTTCCTGCCGTTATCGGTTGTAGGAGATTCAACTCGGCATAATTGCTTATGAGTTGAGTTTCTGCTCAGATTTCAACTTGTCGGTATGACTCTTTCCAAATTTGGCATGAGCCGTTGGAAAAGAACCAGACCATCCTTCAAGTTTGAAAGCTGGCGCAGAGAGTGAACGTGTAGCCAAAGCCCCACACTCACACTTCAAGTTCGTTGCCTCATAAACAACAAACTTTTCTGTTTTGTGTCCGTTTTCACAGACGTAATCATAAAATCTCTTCATACGCCCTCTCGCTGATCTCTTTAAGATTTTTCAGCCAAGTTAGGATAGAAAGTTCACCTTTTTTGAATTGTAGGTCTTTCTCATCAGAAACTACAGAGATATTATTCAAAGATACTATTATTTTGTCAATATCTTCTACTAAATCTTTCCACCCTTGGGTAGACATCATCTCAAAACGAGCTTCGTAATACTTTTGCAGTTCAGGCGTCATACGTCTTCAGAACCAGCGTATTGCGTAAAAGTCTTCAGAACACCATATATAGCGGGGATTAAATCGCCTTGCAAATCCTCAACTGCAATATAGTGAGCCTGTTGTTGGATAGAAGGCCATCCTGCTTTACGGGCTTCCTCTGTTGCGTGGATTTCCACTTGTACTTGGATTTGGTCTTTTGTACCAAAAAAATTGGTAATCCTAGCGTAAGCCTGAGTTTCAGACTGTCCGTTAGTTGAGTTAGTTGCTGTAATTTTTAAAGCCATGATTGCTCCTGTTAGTAAGTCATTTCGGTTGTGCGGATTTGGCAAACAGTCCTAATTGTAGTACCCGCTTGCCCTGTGAATGTAACTGCCAACCCGCCATTGGTAGTATCTGCTGAAAGTGCGATTACCCAAGTTGATGCCCCTGCGTCTGCGTAACTTGATGTGACTGTCGGTGTGCCTACTAGGGCAGTAGAAGCGGCATTTGCACCACGCTTGATAACACCCTCAATAGTCCATCCTTTTGTGTTGCCACCGCCTGTTACACCAGCAACCACTTCTCCTGTAAAGAAATAGGCTGAGTTGTTGGGCAAAATTACTTGGTTTGTTGTGGATGCGGCATTTGAGTCATTTGTTAAAACTGTTGCAGTAGCGTCTGTTGTTTGTCTGGCTAAGACAATTAAGGCGGCTTGTGATACTCCAGAAGCAGCGCTAATTGGGTTAACACACGCAGAAAAAACTTGGTTTGCCCAAATGCTTCTAGTAGTTCCAAAACTTCCACCAACTATTACCGAGTGCAAACTATTTGCTGTATTTGCATAGCCACTTCCAATAAAAGAACTTTGCCCACTTCCAGTATTAGAAAAGCCACCTCCAACAACTGCGCCATTTCCGCTTGCCGTATTTGGATAAGCAATACCTGCAAAAAGACCACCACCGCCTACAAAAGAACCAATACCACTAGCAGTATTGCTTCTGCCACCACCAACAACAGACCAATCACCAGAAGCAACATTCCTGTTACCAGACGTTCCCGCATCACCACCACCGCCAATAAAGGAATATGAACCAGTAGCCTGATTGTTTCCACCACCTACTACTACTCCGTGTGGAGTGTAGAAACTGAGTGTGCTAGTTGATGAGCCGCTTGCGTTTTTACTCAGGGTTAATGATGTGCCTGAAATAGCGGCTACATATGTGTCGCCAGCGATAGATGTACCTGTGATGTACTGACCGACTTTAATGTTGGCGTTGGATGCGGCAAGCGTAACGGCTGTAGTGCCGTTCATTGTTGCGGATTGGGTGGTGACAGCAGACCCAGATGTTGCAGAGTTGGTAAACCCGCCACCAATAAAATTCCAAAATCCTCCAGCAGTATTGGATGAACCTCCAACAACAACACTTGGGTAATTGCTTGATGTGTTTGATTCGCCAGCACCTACAAAAGAATAAGTACCAGATGAAGTGTTAGCATTTCCACCCGCAGTAACTGAACCATAACCAGAAGAAGTATTAAAGTTACCGCCACTAACAGTAGCAAATTGTGTGCTTGCTCTATTACTAGAACCACCAGAGATAGTAGAGGCCGTAGCCGAAGCCACTTGACTAGCACTAGCCCGTGTAGTCTGCCAATCCACCGCATTAGTACCACGGGCATTGCCACCTGTTGCTGTGGAATCTGTTAGTTGAGCCTGTAGCGCACCAGTACCTTGAGGCTGAAGAACCAAAGGTGCATTGGCTGTTACTGTATCCGAAACATACAGTTGGTTGTTATATTGGTCTAGTCTGATTGTCATATTAGAACGTCACTTCTGTTGTGGAAATGGAACTGACCCATCGTATTGTTGTAGATGCCGCACCAGTCACAGTCACCGCCAAGCCACCATTACTTGTATCAGCAGTTAAAGCAATAGTCCATGCAGATGCACCAGATGTAGATGCCACACGATTGATAGCGGGTGTTCCAATTAGCACAGTAGAGCCAGCATTAGCACCTCGCATGATTGCACCTTCAAAAGCCCATGCCGCACCATTAGCCGCACCTGTTACGTTAGCAATGACAGAGCCTTTGAAATAGTAAGCAGAGTTGTTGGGTAGGATAATCTGGTTGACTGTGGATGGCGTTGTAGAACTATCGCAAGTTAAAACACTTGCAGTGGCATCTGTAGTTTGTCTTGAAAAGGTAAAAATAGCATTTTGTGCTTGTCCATTAGTAGAACCCAAACTACTTCTTGAACCAAATACAGTTATTCCTGTTATACCTCTTGTTGTTTGGTTGTATCCACCAATTGCCGCAGAATAAGCACCTGAAGCAATATTGTTTCCACCTGCTAAAACAGAAGCATGAGCGCCCGATGCTAAATTTGAATAACCACCTAACACAGAAGAGCCTAATGCACTAGCAGTATTACCTCCGGGGCCGCCACCATAAGAGCCACCACCACCAATAAATGATGCTTCACCAGAAGCCGTATTATTCCAACCACCGCTAATTGTTGATAAAGCACCACTTGCAGTATTTCCAAAAGTATCTGTTCCACTAGTGCCGCCTCCAGCAACAATAGAACCTGCACCACTTGCTACATTTTTACGTCCACCTACAACAACACTCCAATCACCAGAAGCAACATTACGATTAGCCGCAGTACCAGCATCGCCTCCGCCCCCGATGAAACTGTAACTTCCAGTTGCCTGATTGTTACCACCGCCTACTACTACTCCATGAGGGGTGTAAAAGGATAGGGTTGATGTGGATGAACCTGTAGCCGCCTTGCTTAATGTAAGACTTGTTCCTGAAATAGCCGCTACATAAGTATCTGGAAACGAAATTGATGTTCCAGTAATCAGTTGTCCAACTTTAATGTTTGCGTTACTGCCACTCAGGGTTACAGCAGTTGTGCCGTTCATCGTTCCTGACTGAGTTGTAACGGCAGAGTTTGCAGTTCCTGAGTTGGTAAAACCACCACCTATAAAACCATAGTAACCAGCAGATGTGTTTGTGTATCCACCAACAATAGCACCATAGTTTCCAGATAGTGTGTGACCATAACCAGAACCAACAAAACTGTAAGTGCCTGATGCTGTATTTGTTGAGCCACCAACAATAGCCGCAGATGTAACCGATGCTGTACTTGTAAAACCACCAACAACAACAGACTGTCCACCAGAAGCAGTATTGCCTGTACCACCGCCAATAACAGATTGAGTTCCTGATGCTACATTTGATGCCGCACCCCTCGATGTCTGCCAATCCACCGCATTAGCACCACGAGCATTACCACCCACAGCAGATGATGTAGTGGCTTGTGCTTGTAATGCACCAGTACCCGCAGGGGATACATACAGAGAACCATCAGACTGTAATCCTATTGTGGAAACACCTGAAAAGGATAGGGTAGGAGTTCCGTAAATTGCTGTTGTGGTTGTTGGGACGTATGTTCCAACAGTTGTTGATATTTCTGACTGTGCGCCCCAAGCCAAAAGAGTTTGTGAAGTTCCTGAATTGTTGTAAATAACAAAACTAGAAATTGACGAAGATGTCGCAACAAAACTAAATACAACCCTGTACCACCCACTCCCAACAGAAGTAATGGATGATGAGGTTATTGATGCGGCAGTTGATGTGATTGTCCCTGTTGTTACATCTACAACAACAGTTGCAGTTGATGGGTTAGTATCGCAACCAATTTTGACAGAAGTTGCAGTAGTGACGTTTTTTACATACAAACTGTAAGTAGCAGTAGCCCCATTTACTAATGTTGGGAAAATATAAACACCATTTCCAGATGTAGTAAATGCTATTTGTGTGGCAGTTGTTGTTCCATCAGGAGCAGTAGAGGAATTGCCAGTTAATGTTGGACTTCCAACAACACTCCACACGTTAATTTGTTGTGACCTAACTGCTAAATTCTGCCCAGTACCCTTCAACACTTCTGTCTGAGCAGTAAGCGTAGTAAACGTACCAGCCGCAGGGGTTGTTGCTCCAACTGTTGTGCCGTTGATTGCACCGCCTGTGATGGCTACGTTGTTGGCGTTCTGAGTTGCCATCGTGCCATAAGTAGCAATCGTGGCTTGTAGGGCAGCAATGGCGTTTAAAGTTGTCTGTGAGTCACCACCTGATCCACTCTGAATCTTATGGATTGTCTGAGCAACATCAACAGGAACAACCTCGCCTACATTGATTTCTCTGCCATCAGAAAGTGTAATGACTAGACTGCCATCAAAGTCAATCTTGGCATCTTGGACGCTAATTCCATCTTTTCCATCTAGACCATCTTTACCATCTAAACCAGGCTTTCCATCTTTTCCTTGAGTGCCATCTAATCCTCGGTCGCCTTGTTCACCTTTTTGACCTTGGATGCCTTGCTCTCCCTTTTCGGGGATTATTCTTAGTTTGGCTTCTACTTTGGCTTCAATAGTTTTGAGAGCTTCGATAATCAACTCTACATTGTCATCAATAGCTTCTTGTTCTTGCTCTCGCATAGCAACAAGCGTCTCCTCCATCTGATTGATGGCGGCTAACTTGTCATCAAAAGACGAATCTCCCGACTCAATACTCTGGATTAGCTCTTTGATATTAGCCATTCTTTAAACCATCTGTAAGTTTAGACAAGAAGTCTTGTTTTACTTTATTCTGAGCATTTAACTTATCAGCCATCTGCAATTCAACGATCTTAGACTTGTTCTTAATATCAGCTTCTTTAAGCATCAGATCAGCAATCTTAACCCTCTTATCAAACTCTTTAGACGCTAAATCAGCATCATTTGGAAGGTTCTTGGTGTTAGCTGCCATGCTCTTAGCTTGTAATTCCATAGGCATCAATTGCGCTTCAGTCATCAATTTTTGCGCTTCAGCACGATTTTGCTCTGCTTGGGTAGTCTGTACTGCAATCTGAGCTTGAGCAGACTGCATAGCCAACTGAGCCTGTGCTTGTTGCATCTGCTGAGCTTGTGGATCAGGCTTAGACATCTCATCCAACATCTGAATCAACTCATATCTGTTAGACAAAGATGAGTTAGCCATGATTCCTTTAAGAATAACAGGCAAAACAGGTGTATTAGGGCCAAGAGTCTGAAGTAAGGAAATGAACTGTTGTTGCTCATGCTCACGAGCGATGATACCAAGGGCAGCAGTCGGGATAAACTTCATGTCAACAGTAGGATACCGCTCAGGGTCGAACTGCATATATCTAAAGGCAGCCTTGTTGATGAACGGAATCAAGAAATCCTCTTGAAAGTTCACCAATGTACGCTTGTACTTCTTGATAATAGAAGCCACAGCCATTGATATACCGCCTTGATTGGAGTCTCTAGACACAGCAGAGACCATTCCCTGTGAATCAAGCGTACCAGTAGCCTGTAAAAGCATTCTTTCGAACTCTTTGGCAGTTGTTATGTTCCCAGAATCAGTATTTCCGAACTTGAATGGGAACAAAATCTCTGCGGGGTTGCCGTTTGTCAGGATTGCCTTGCCTGGCTTAACTTCAAACTTAGCACCACGAGGCAGTCTCGTAGCATCCATTGCAATCATGGGGCTTGTAGTCAACGCCAGAGAGTCCAAATGTGAACGAATCTGTGCGTCAATAGCCTTTTGAGAGTTGTAAGCCTTCTCTACAGTACCCCTACCTAAGAGTCTGTTAGGAACTGTATCGTCTTGATAAGCCAGAATTGGCCTATCTTTCATCATGTATGGGTTCTTCTCTGCTTTTAAAAGAACACCATCGTTAGCGATAACGACAATAGCCTCTACCAAGTCAGAATAGTCATCTTGAATAGAGTCTTCAGGAAATAAATCCTCAATCTCTTCTTCGTTTTCTAGTTGTTCAATGTACTCTCTAGGGACTAAGCCGTAGTAAGTCAAAAGTTTAACTTTATCATCTTCGTACTGAGTAACTTCTTGAGTAGGCTCTAAGTCTGTGTCTTCTGAGTCAGTACCGATAGCTACCTTACGATAGATACCATCTTCCTGACCTTTAACGATCTTGTGGATAGAGACATACTTCTCAATAGCCACACCCATACAGTCATCAATAGAAGTCCCATTAGGGTCGAATAAGAAGTTCTTAGGGTTAACAGGAACAATCTTGACTGCAATGCGGTCTTTTTCAATCACACCAATGGCTGCTTGACCAACTTGACCAGGTATTGGTTGTGTCGCAGGGACGTAAATCTTCTCTGTTTTGACAATAACTTCACCAATGCCAGTACCATAGATTTCTGCCATCAGTTCAATCTGGTCAATGGACTTGCGAATCTTGTCAATCTTGAAGTCTTCCATCAGTTGAGCCTTGATAGCGGCTACATCTAATGGATTGTTGTTGACATCACGAATATCGTCTTGAATATCAAAGAACTCACCCTGACCAAAGATAGCCTCAATGATCTCAGCGTGACGGGTTTCTACGGCTTGTTGGGTAGCGGGGGTGACAATTCGGCTTCTCTCGGACTCACGGGTCTTGTCTTGTATGTCCCACTCACCAGTAAAGATGCGCTCGTATTCAAGCCAATCAGACAAGAAGTTGGAATTGCGGTAATCTCGCCAACGATCACAATGGTTAACAACGAAATCAACTAACTCTTTATCTGAATCTGTTGGCTCTTGAAATTCCATGCTCAAACCCCTGATATGATGTCTATCGGTTGCCATTCATCTTCTTCATCTTCTTGAAAGTATGAAGTTACAGCCAACTGATCTATATAACTAAGCGCATCAGGTAAGTCATCGTGAACTCCCTGTGCGGGAAACATTAGAAGTTGGTCAACAAAATCATCCCAATTCTCTTCCGAATTAAGCGTGATTCTGCCATGTTCAAACCTTCCTTGCAATGCCCAGATAATTCTATCTGCTTTTTTCCTGTTTCCATGCGTTAAATCAATAATATGGGCATAGATGTTACTTTTTCGCATTAAGTCGCTCAAATAGGGCAAAACAGCGTTCTTCAGTGCTCCCCTCTCAATCCCAATACTCAAAGGTTTATAGTCTCGAATAGCCATCAAGATGTTCACAGCAGTCGTTCTAATATCCCATCTTCCGTGGATAATCTTCTCAACAAACCACTTACCATCCTCTGTGACATACACTACGCAGATTGCGGACTCATCTAGCCTTTTCTTAGCGTTACCAGCTTGCTTCGCTACTTCCTCAAACCCTGCTAGGTCAACAGAGATATAGTAAGACCCCTTATTAGGTCTTTCACCAAACTTAATCCATTCTTCCTTAAAAACGTCTGACCCCGCATTTGAGAAACTAGCCATAAACTCTTGTTTAAAAGCAAAGGTACTCAGGGTCTTCTTAGCACTTTCTATCTCAGATGGGTCAATCAAAGGGTTATCAGCAGTGGTGAAGTGCCAACTCTTCCAATCAGGATCATCTCCACTCTCTCCGAGCTTAAAGGTATCGTGAAACCAGTTTCTTCCTTTTGGAGTTCCGATAAACAAGGCTCTACCCTTCTTGTCTGACAAAGAAGCCCGTATAACTTGTTCCCAAGCCTCTGGTTTAATGTCTGCCACCTCGTCTAGTACAGCGTAAGTTAAGGACACTCCACGAAGCGTATCAGGTCTATCCGCACCCCTAACGTATATCCTAGCCCCGTTTATCAGGGTAATGTCTAGATTATTTACGTGAGAGTTCGTAATGATGTCTCTACCAAGGTCTAACAGTAAGTCCCAGATGATCTGTCTTGACTGTCCCATAGTAGGACTCACATAAAGCACAGCAGAGCCTTGTGGACACTTTAAACCCTCTATCAATAGGGTAACCGCAGCCATACGTGATTTACCGCACCTACGCCCAGCAGCAACTACTTTAAACCTAGTCGTATCTTTGAATACCTCTTGTTGCCAAGGA